ACGCCAACTCTTTCGTCCAGTTCCAGCGCCACTACGCGCAGTTCATGAGATTGCAACAGCAAGGTGTGTTTGAAAAAGAGTTTACCGGCAAGGTTGTTTGTGATGTTCTTAATGGGTCAATTAAGAATCTACAAAAGATAACGAGCTTTCATTTTAAATTAGAAATCTGATGGACCACTTTCATTCCAAATCAAAGGGATGTGAAATAAAAACTTATTACAAAAAGAAGAATTTTAATTTCTATTATGATCATACAAAATGTTTGACGCATAATAAAAAGATTTGCCGGTGCGGATTTGAATTTGGTTGGCACAATGGAGAAGAGAGTTGTAAAATTTGGAAGATGAAATGTCAAAAATTTGACGAGGTCTCTGGTTGTGATATAATAAAATAATTTAGTAGTTATCTCACATAAATGAGCAGCCGAAAGGTGTGCTTTTTTTCTGTTTATTTTAGATAGGTTTTGTGGTTGCCTCTCTATGGGGTGTGCCTATGACTCAATCACCGCAAAGGCAGCAACCTGCCTAAAGTAAATAAAAACAATTTTCAATGATCGGAAATTTAATTACAGATTCTGAAACAGGAGAGCCACTGGATAAAAACGGTGGGCGTTTGGCTGTGTCTGCATATCAACCGCCAGATGAAATAAAGAAACTTTGGGCAAGAGTTCAACAAGATTATAATATTGCCTGGCGATTACAACACAGACCATTTAACGAGTTTGACGGCGTATCTTTGTTGGATAGGGCCAGACTAGACCAAGAAACATTTGGCGCCTTTGTCGGCTTAAAATTTAACAATGCGACAAATAATTGGAGATGGAGAGGCAGAAAGAATACCACAAGAAACAAAATTATTGGAATACTAGCTCATGTTATATCCGGAATGCTCTTTCCATTCTGCTACGCCTACAACGATGAAGATAAGGAAGATAAAATGACCGCGCAAGTTATGCGCATATTGATTGAGGATCATTTAAAGAAAGCTGAGTATGAAATTAAGTTCTTATTTGCAATGTGTTCAGCATTGGTTAATCCGGCAGTGCTAGTTGAAGTTGAATACGTTGAAGCTTTACAAAGAATAAAGATTAAAGACGAGAATGGCAAATGGCATATTGAAGAAGCTGTTGATGAATTATTATCCGGGTTGAATTTAAATATTGTACCGATTGATCAGTTATTATTAGCTGATTTTTACACATTTAACCTACAAAGACAGCCATACATTATTAGAGTAAAGAGAATCTCTTACGATGAGGCGCGCTCTGTTTACGCTGGTAAATACTTTATTGGCACCGATCCAGTTACAGGTAAGCCTAAAGACCAGTTTGACTTTGTAACAGCCGGACAGACGAGAGTAATGATTGCCGGCCAAGAGCATCAGACTCTTTATGATATTGAGTGGACAGAGGGTGACAGGAATTATGTGCAGGTATTGACTATTGCTTATAGGCCAGAAGATATGGAGGTTGACTTTGTCGGTGGAGTTTATATGGGTGAGTATGACGAGGCAGACCCGAAGGCGATATATAACTGTAATCCGTTTAAGCACCGCAGAATGTCGCAAGTGAATGGCAAATGGGCTTCGGTGCCTATTTATAATTTTGCTAAGTCTGGATTTGAGCCATTAGATCCTTCAGGAAGGTTTGCATATTACAAGTCAGCAGCGGCAAAGGGCTTTTGGGATGATGCAGCTATCAACAAAATGCATCAATTAGCTTTTGATGGCACTTTCCTTGATGTATTCAAGCCTATGTTTTTATCTGGCGTAGCTAAAGTTGACCAAAGCGTGCTTACGCCCGGATCAACCACTGCGATGCCTATGGGAGCCGCTATTACGCCCTATGCGCTGGGTCCAAACTTGGTAGCTGCAATGAATATGCTGCAGAAAGAGACACAAGACCTGTCAGAGTCAACTCAGGATGCGGTTAGTAATGGGCAAGCGCAACAAAATGTAACAGCAACGGCAGTATTGAAAGCTCAACAGCAAGCACAAGTTGATTTGGGAGTATTTGGGATAATGATAATGAGTTTAGTTATCCAAATTGGTGAATTAGTAATGGATGATATTTTAATGCATACGACAGTTGGCGAGATTGATGCCACTATTCCGGAGAGTTTGAATATGAAATACAAGAAGATTATTACTAGAGGACAAGAAAAAGGCAAAGACGTTACTAATAAGATTGAATTCTCAACGGAAATGATGGATATCACTCCGGAGAAAGCTGATGAATTGGAGTGGAAAATGTTTAAAGACGCTGGAGGGGTTCATACTACTCAAAGGAACTACTTGGTTGACCCATATAAGTTTGCAAGACAGAAGTTCAGCCTATTTATTGACCCGGATGTGATTATCTCGCGCTCAATGGGTACGGATCAGTTGAGGAAGTCCAGGGCTTTCCAAATGTTAATGAATCCACTAATAATGCCTTATATCAATGTGCCGACAGTAATTAAGAAGTTTGCAGTGGAAGACTTCAGTGATGGAGACCCGGATGAATTAATGAATCCTAATCCTCCACAGGGAGTACCTGGGCAAACACCACAGCCCGGACAAGACGGACAACAAAATACAATGGCCAACTCTATTATGGGAACAGGCCAAGGTCAGCCAGCAATGGCTCAGGTCGGCGCCCAACAATAAAATAATAATTAAAATAAATAATATGAAAACAAAAAGAACAGGAATTGAAATGCTAAGAGGAGCATTCAAACCTAAAGCGAAGGTACATAAAAAGCTTCACAAGAAAGCAGATAACGAGTTTATGACCAATGCGACAGAGAAATTAGCATATAAATCTCGCAAGAAGAATAAAATTCATAAAATGACGCAGAAACAAGATGATATTGCAGACGGAAAGGCAGGCAGAAAAGAAGGCTCAAAAGCAGATATTAAACAAGATGCGAAAGATGGTATTAAAGATAAGAAACATAAAAAGGTTCATGGCAAGCACTGCAAATGTCATGCTTGTATGAGCAAATAGCTATGAAGCCAAAAATAAGGATAAATAACAAGATGAAAGCTTTCGGAACAGAAGATGATAGGACCGGGATTATAGAAATCAACAAAAAAAAGCATAAAGGCGATAAAGCAGAGTTAAAAGACACTATAGCTCATGAGCTTCATCACTTTAAACATCCAAAAGCTACTGAGAAGGCAACTTATAAGGCAACAAAAAGCGAGGTTAGGTCGTCAGAAGTAAATAAATTATTAAGAAAGCTAAAAAACAAATAAATGGCAAAACTAATTGTAAGTAATAGGCCATCAACAGCTAAGAAGGGCATGAAACTTCATCAGTTTATTGCCACTGGTGGAAAGCCATCAAACTTTCAAGGCATGGAGGGCAAGATACAGCGCGCAAAGACGGATGCAGAGATTTGCGGTGGAGAATTAAAAGAAAAACAAGCAAAATGATGGCACCAAGTGAGTACGGCTATCCATCATTTAATATAGATAAAAACCACAATCCTGTTAAAAAGGATAAGGTTGTTGCACCGGTGATACAAGAAGTTAAAGTCAAAGCAGTTGAGCCGGAAAGTGTATCAATTAAACCAAAAAAGAGAAATGTTAGGAAAAATCCTAAGTAAAATCGTTTGTTGGGCTTTAAGGAGTACAACGATCAAGGGTGAGGACAGAACGCGCGTTATTAACGCTCTATTAGCCAATATAGACGCACTTCCACTGAAAGACGTAGTTTCCTTTGACTTTAATGGTACGTTGCTTATAAGGGGCAATAAATTAGAAATAGAGCAGGCTCAATTGTTAAAAGCAGCAGTGACCTCTTTAAAGGGTAATTATGCAAGGAAGTTGATACAAGAGCAATTATTGCATCAGGCCAACATAATTGGCCTTCATAAGGGAATAAATGTTGAGGGAATTATGTTTAGCAAGGCTGTTATCTGGTGCCTGCAAAATGAGCAAGAGCTTATAGACAAAATAGACCAAAACTAAATCAAAATGGCGCTACCTGCCACCGCAAGGAAAGTGAGCCTACCTTAGGGGTTACTAAGATAAAACGGCACCGCAAGCCATTAATTGCGACAAAACATGGAAGATATAAAAAAAGATGCCCCTGCACCTTCCGCAGAGGATAAAGAGGCAAAAGCAAAAGCTGATGCCGAGCAAGATCCTTTAAAAACTGAACTTGAAAGAGTTAAAAAGGGTGGAAGAACTCAAAAGGAGAAGCTACTTTACACTAAAAAACGTGTAGAGGAGCAACTTAGAGAGATAGACGGTGATGCCGGCGTAGAACCGGAACCGGAAGTTGAAGATGATAGCGCACCAGTTACAGTTGGAATGTTAAAGCATATTCAGGCGCAAACAGCTACTAAAACTGCTTTGCAACTGGCTGACGAGATATCCAACGAAACAGAAAGGGAATTGGTTAAGCACTACATTAACAACACTATTAATTCTACCGGCAACCCCAATGAAGATTTACGACTGGCCAGGGCTTTAGCTAACGATGTCAAGAATAAAAAGATTCTTGAGCAAGTACAGCAAAGACCGGCAACCAGACGCATTTCGTCTAATGGCGGTGGCCAGCCTTACATCCCAGAGGAGGAAGAATTGACTGCCGATGAGCTATCATTCATGAAGCCTCCATTTAACTTGAGTAAAGAAAAAATCCTTCAGGCTCGCAAAGAGACTGGTCGCAAGGACGTAATTCAGTAAAAAAGAATCTTGCCATTATTAATTAAATTTAAAAATTATGGCAACAGTGAGAGGGTCAATGAAAATCCAGAATGTGATAGCGCCAGAAGCCACAACCACACCGTTGGTTGCAGCCGGAGCTTCCGCAGCTACTATTCTTTCTGGAACACCATGCAAATTGAGTACTTCAGGATATGTTGTACCAATGGTGTCAGGAGATGGAACAACTGGAACATGTTTCGTAGGATTAGCAAAGTCTGATTCCACAGAAACAACAGCAGCAG